AACCTCAACTCACGCGAATCCGAAGGTCTCTACCAAACCACCGACCTCCGCATCATCATTGGCGCCGCGGAACTCGGCGGCTACTACCCAACCGAAGCTGATCGCATCCAATACCCCCAAGCTGGAGCAACCCGTGAGGCCAAAATCCTCTCCGTCACCAGCTATCGCGGCGACAACCCCATCTACCACACCCTCATCGTGAGGCCCCAGTAATGGTCTTTAAGCCTCTAAAAAACCTAATCCGCGATCTTGAAGCAGCAGCCCTTGCTCCTATCGCTATTGGCATGGGCCGGAGCGCCGAGGCGATTGTCCGCGACCTCCAAGTCAAAGGCCCCATCTGGAGCGGCAAATTTTCCAACTCTTGGCAAATCAGCAGCCCGAGCAACACCGTAACCGGAGCAGGACAGGCAGACCTCCCCATACCTCTACGCGCCCCCGTACTTCTGCCTAACGAAGTCAAGTTCAAACCCGAGGTCAAGTACCGCATAACTAACACCGCGCCTTACGCCGATGTCGCACTTGACTTGCGCGAAGGATCCTTTAGATACCCAGGTTTTGAACCCCGCAAAGCGGCTGTACAAGGTATTCGACGCTCTGGCATTCGAGGCGACGTACCAAACACAGGGACTGGCCCCAATCGACGTACGGCAGAACTTGACTGGTACACCACTTACCTACGAGGAAAACAGATAGATAGCACGATACGTTTGTACATGGATGAAGCTTTCCGCGAGGCCCGCCGATGAACTACCAAGCCATTCGCGCCGCCGTCGAAAACCCGCTGCTTTCCGCGTTCGGATCGCTGGTACCCGCAGTACCGGTCTACTTCGACAACATCACAGCCGCCCCAGCTAACTCCACCACCGAGTACGTCCGCGTCAATGTTACTTTCGGCGCTACCAACGATCCCACGCTTACCTCCAGCGTGGACAACGCGCGTGGCGCCGTTGTTATCCGCATTTTCGCGGAAAAAGGCCGCGGCCCCGCCCGCACCCAAGCTCTTGTAACCACCGCTGTAGATGTACTTGAAACATTGAACGCCACCGGCAAACCCGCCACCGGCGTATTCTTTCGCGTTGGAACTATCGACGGCCCAACATTCTCCAGCACAGAAGACTCCCCGCATTTTGTGGGACGTATCGAAACCTCCTACGTCGCCACAGTGTTGACGTAGATCAGATTTCACACAAGCGCTAACCTGTATTAAGCCGGGCAGTGCCCGCCCCGAACCCCGCCCTCCTGGTACGCCCCTATGGCCACCACCGTTCTGTCCGGCACGTCCGGTGCCCTCTACTACAAACCCGCCGGCACCACTGCTGCCTTCGGTCCTTCTGACGTCACCGTCGCTGGTGCAATCCTCAACGTCGGCAGCTTTTTCAGCTTCAAAGTTGGCGATCCGGTCAAATTCCGCGTGGTCAACCAAGCCGGCGGCACCGCTACCGGCACCCTTCCCTCCGGCATCACGGCTGGCACCACCTACTACGTGATCGGCTACACGGCCGCCACCGGTGCCCTCACGGTTTCCTCAACCCTTGGCGGCTCGGTCATTACGATCACCACCCAAGGCACGGCAGTCAGCCCGAACAAATTCGAGGCTTACTACGCCGACTTCGCTGTAGTGGGCCAAGTCCGCAGCTGGAATTTCGACATCAGCCGCGCTGAAATCGACGTCACCACCATCGGCCAAACCCCCGGTCAGTACGTCCCTTTCCGCAACTACATCTCCGGTTTCGGTGACGGCAACGGTACTTGCACTGTGTACATGGCCGACGACGACTTCGCCGTGGCCAACCGCATGGTGGAAGACGTGCTCCAGCGCCAGCAGGGCGGTGCAGCCTTCAAGCTGTACACCAACCGCATCATCAGCGGCGGCACCGTTGATGAAACCAAGAGCCGCTCCATCACGCTGGAGGCCATCCTCACTAGCGCCGCCCTCTCGGTGGACCCCGACAACGCCCAGAGCATCGACATCGCCTTCCGCCCCGCCACCACCCCCACCTTCGACTTTCTGACCACCGCCTGATAATCTGCTGGCGCAGTCAGATTCAGCACCCCGGCCTCCCCGCCGGGGTTTTTTATTTCTAGTCCGCTACACTAGATCGAGAACACCCAACCTCTATGCCCGTTCCGGTCCGCGCCATTGACCGCCTTAAACAGGCCGCCAACTTGGAGCCCACCAAAAAGACCATCGAACTTTCCGATGGCAGCGAGTTTGAGATGTGGGTGACGCCGCTGACGATGGCCGAGCGCGAACGCGCCCAGAAGCAGGCCAAGTCTGACGACGCCAACGCCTTCGCCCTCCAACTCCTCATCACCAAAGCCCTCGACGAATCTGGCGCCAAACTTTTCAGTGCCGGCGAAATCGACGTCCTGAAGAACGAGGTCAAGGACAAAGACCTCCAGACCCTGATGCTGGCCATCCTGACCGACGACGCCGAGCCCATCGACCCAAAGCCCTGAGCGCCGAACTCCGCAAAGACAACTGGCTCATGCTCCAATTCGGCGTCGCCAAAGAGCTGGGCCTGAGTCTGAGCGAAGTCCGCAACACCATGACCGCCGAAGAACTTCTCGGCTGGAGCGCCTACTTCAGCATCCTCAACGAGGACCAGCAGAGGGAGATCGACAACGCCAAACGCCGCCGCTAACCCGGCGGCTTTTTTACGGCGTAAACTGAAGTACCGCTAAACCCGAGTTGTGGCCAAATACACCGCCGACATTGAGATTGCTGTGCGCGGCGGGCGTCAAATTGACGGCCTTATTAAAGGTGTAAACAGGTTAAACAACTCTATTAACGTAGTCAATAAAAACGCAAAGTTACTTGAAGGGCGCGGTTTTAATGTAGCTAGCATGGAAAACTATAGCCGTGCTGTAAACAAAGCCACCAGCGCACTTAACCGAGCTGCAGCTGGCACACAACAGGAAACTCTTGCGGTAAAAGCACTTGTTACTGCGATCGAACTAGAAAACAACGCCCGAGCGCGTAGAGAGCGTTTAATCGCTCAAGAAGTAGCTAATCGCCGCCGCGTACAAGCGACTGCAGACGCTGGTTTTGGTATCCAAGGCCCGCAGGCCGCACCCATTCGTCCCGGCAGAGGCCCCGCATCCCCTATCGGCGGTACAGTCAACATGCCTGGATCGCCCGCAGCTTTACGCGCCGCCGCCGGCGGAAGAGGTGGCAGACTCGCCAGCCGGCTTGGGGGCGCCGTTAGCGGCGCGGCAATCGGTGGTGCCTTCCCGCTGCTGTTCGGTCAAAGCGGTGGAGCAGCTGCTGGTGGCGCCATCGGCGGTCTGGCCGGCGGACTGCTCGGACCAGGCGGCAGTTTTGCCGGCAGCCTCGTCGGCACCATCCTTGGCGACATCGCCGCCAAAGGCAACGTAGTCAAACAGCTGGGCCAAGACATCGGCTTCTCCGCCGAGCAAACAAAGATACTGGAGCAATCCTTCAAACAAGCCGGCCGCGAGTTCGACAAGTTTGAAGCATCCGTCCAAGCAATTCGAGGCGTCGGCTTAGCTGTTGAAGACCAGGCCAGTGCAATTCAGGCGGCCAGCCAACTTACCGAAACATATGGCGGCAAAATAGACAAAATTACAAACGCTTTTGCTGCAGCACTGTCTAGCGGTAAAGTAACTCAAGCCACACTCAATCAACTAACTCAGCAAGGTATTCCCATCCAAGAAAAACTTGCCGCTACCTACGGTGTCAGCCGTAGCGAACTACTGGCAATGGCAAAGGACGGAGAAATAAGCGTACAAAAACTTGCCGACGCATTTATCCAACTCGCCAACGAAGCCGCTGCTGCTCCAGCAAAATTACCTACCGCCTACGACCAAGCCTTTAAGCAAATCCAACAAGCTGTAAACGATCTAGTCAACAGAGTAACTGCGGCCTTCAAACTGCAGACAGACGGCATGGCTACATCGTTTGATAACGCGGTTAGTCGAATCGGTAACGCAATTAGCCAACTGATCAAGGAATTTACTCCGTTGATTGAAACGGCGGCAAGTATTGCCGCAGCCTTTATCAATGTTGGTACATACGCCGCATCAGCTCTACTATCTATTCCCGGTTACGTCAGTAATGTTATTAACGCTGTGTCTCTAATGATACCCGGTTTATCTTCCGTATTGTTTATACTGCAAAGTATGCAGAACATAACGGGCGGAGGCAAAAAGGCTGGCACCGCTGCGGACTATGGTCGCTATGCACCTGGCTTTATGCAGCAAGCTCTACCTAAACCTATTTCAAACATTACTGTACCAAGTCAACTACCGGCAAAAGCCGACAAATCTTCAGACAAAGCACGCAAAGAGGCAGAAAGGGCTGCAGAGCGTATCGCCAAGAGCGGAAGAGATCTCGACGCAGCAAAGGAAGCTTTCAAGATCGAACAACGTCTAATTACTGCACGCAAAGAGGGAAACACCGTACTGGAACTTACACGCCAAGCACAGCTAGACCTTCTAGAAATTCGCAGCAAAGGAAATGACATCCTAGCTAACAAAGAACTTCCCGCACAAGCAAAAGTAAATGAACTAGAAAAGCTCCGCTTTCAAGCGAAAAGCGTTTCTCTAAACTTACAACTTAAACTTGTGGACGCAGAAGAAAAAGCGAATAAGTTGATGCAAGATAACATCAAAAAGTTTATGGGCAGTGACGATCCGCTCGGACAAGCCCAGGCAGAAGTCAACCTGCTCGCTGCAAAACTGCAAGGTAAAGAGCGTGAATACACACTCCAGCTTGCCATCGACGATCTCATTAGGCAAGGCGTTTCAGCGGAAGATGCCCGCAACACTGTAGAAGTAGCCGACGAACTAAACCAGAAACTTGAACGGCAAGTCAGCCTTCAAAAGCAAATCCAAGACACCATCAACCAAGTCGGACAAACGACTGGCGATGTACTCCAGCAACTCATTTTCAGCACAGATAGCTGGGCAGATAGTCTGACTAACGCACTTAATGCCTTGGCCAAAGTCCTCTTCCAAGCCGGCCTTGGTTTACTTGCAGGCGACGATGGTAAGGGTTTCTTCAGCTTCCTTACGGGCGGTTTAGGTAGGCGAGCTGCCGGCGGCCCTGTAACCAGTGGCTCGCCTTACATCGTTGGCGAACGCGGCCCCGAACTATTTGTGCCTGGCCGTAGCGGCACTATCGTGCCTAACAACAAGCTAGGCGGCGGTGGCACCAGTGTCGTAGTGAACGTCGATGCTAGCGGCAGTAAAGTACAGGGCGACGATCAACAGGGCAACCAGCTGGGTCGCGTCATCGCCGCCGCGGTCCAGCAGGAACTCATCAAACAAAAACGCCCCGGAGGTTTACTGGTGTAATGGCCAACTTCCCCAGCTATAAGCCGACATACTCGGCCACAAAGACCAGCCAGCCTAAGGTACGCACTGCACAATTCGGGGATGGTTACCAACAGCGCATCACCTTTGGGCTCAACCAGAACCCGAAAGAATGGCGTCTTTCTTTTAACGTCAGCGACGATGATGCCGACATCATTGAAGCATTCCTAGATGCGCGTGCCGCAGATGCGGATTCTTTTGGGTGGACGCCACCAAACGAAACAACTAGCTACAGGTGGATTTGCCCTACTTGGACCCGTGAACTATTTGAATTTGAGCGCAGCAAAATTGACGTGACCTTTACACAAGTATTTGAACCCTAATGGCAGTTCCCGTATCAGATCTTCAGGCGATTGCGCCCAGCGCCGTCATCGAACTGTTCGTGCTGGAGCTGAACACGCTGCAGCACGGCGTAAACGACACCTACCGCTTTCACGCCGGCGTCAACCTCAACACCAACGGCGAAGTGGTCTGGGCTGGCAACAACTACATCCGGTTCCCGATTGAGGCTGATGGCTTCACTTATGAGGGCAAGGGCACGTTGCCGCGGCCGAAGATTCGCTGCAGCAACGTGTTAGGCACAATCACCGCGCTGTTGCTGAGCCTGCCTGACGGCCTCTCGGGTGCCAAAGTGACACGCATCCGCACGCTGGCCCGCTACCTCGACGCGGTGAACTTCCCCGGCAGCGTCAACCCCTACGGCACGCCGGATCCGACAGCCGAGTTCCCGCGCGAGATCTACTACGTGGACCGCAAGTCCACCGAGACGCGCGACGTGGTGGAGTTTGAGCTGGCGGCTTCCTTCGATCTCGCCGGCGTGCGGGCTCCAAAGCGCCAGTGCATCAGCAACATCTGCCAGTGGAAGTACCGCTCAGCCGAATGCGGCTACGTGGGCACTAGCTACTTCAACGAGAACGATCAATCCGTGGCCACCCTTGCGGCTGACGTGTGCGGCAAGCGGTTGAGCAGCTGCAAGGCACGATTCGGCACCACTGCCGAGCTGCCGTTCGGAAGCTATCCGGGTGTGGGTACTTATTTCACATGACCGACTGGCACACAGCAGCACTTGAGCACGCCCAGGCCGAGGATCCCCGAGAGGCTTGCGGCCTGCTGGTGGTGGTCAAGGGCCGCGAGCGTTACTGGCCCTGCCGCAACCTGGCGGCCGGCGTCGAGCAGTTCATCCTCGACCCGATCGACTACGCCGCGGCCGAGGATGCCGGCGAAATCATGGCGGTGGTTCACAGCCACCCGCGCACTGCACCGCAGCCCAGCCAAGCCGATCTGGTGGCGATCGAGCGCACCGGCCTCCCCTGGTGGATCGTCAACCCGAAGACCGAGGCATGGAGTCCCGAGCTGCGTCCCACCGGCTACAAGGCGCCCCTGATCGGCCGCGAATGGGTGTGGGGGCTCACCGACTGCTGGACGCTGACGCGGGACTGGTACGCCGAGCACGGCCTGCTGCTGCCGGACTGGGATCGACCGCTCACGCCGGAGCAATTCGAGGCCGAGCCGCTGTTCGATCGGTTCTGGCGCGATGCCGGATTCCGCGAGCTCGACGAAGACGATGAGCTGCAACCGGGCGATGCGGTGCTGATGAGCATCAGCGGGCCGGGCCTGAACCATGTCGGCGTCTACATCGGCGACCAGCTGGTGCTCCATCACATCCGCGGCCGGCTCAGCAGCCGTGACCTCTACGGCGGCTGGCTGATGAAATGCACCGGGCGCAGGCTTCGCCATTACGATGCAGGGAGGCTAGGGCTGGCGTGATGTTACGCACGATCCGCATCTACGGGCGCCTGGCAAAGTTCCTGAAGCGCCGGAAGTTTGAGGCCGAGGTGAGCAGCGCGGCTGAGGCCGTGCGCTTCCTGTTGGCCAACTTCCCGCAGCTGGAGCAGCACATGGCCGACCAGTATTACCGGGTGAGCGTGGGCAGCTACGACCTGGCCGTGGATGAACTGCACGACCCGGCCGGCCTACAGGAAATCAAGATCGTTCCCGTCGTCGCCGGCGCCGGCGCGGTCGGCCGGATCATCGCGGGGGTGGCGCTGATTGCGTTGGCCAGTCTGGTGACGTTCGGCACAGTCGGCGGCCTTTTCGCCGCTGGAGCACTTAATAGCGCGGTATTTGGCATCGGCGCCAGCTTGGTGCTCGGCGGCGTCGCGCAGCTGCTCACGCCCGTGCCGCGAACAGTGCCGCCAGGCTCCACCAGCGACACGGTGAAAGATCCCCGCAAGAGCTACAGCTTCTCAGGCATCCAGAACACCAGCCGCCAGGGCCTGCCTGTGCCGATCGTCTACGGCGAGACCCTGGTGGGCTCGGTGGTGATCTCGGCCGGCATTGACACCGTGCAGGTGGCCGGATGAGCAGGATCGCCGGTGCTGGTGGTGGTGGCGGATGCTTTCTCGGGCACACGCTGATTCGCACGCCTGACGGGCAGCGTCCGATCGAGGCGCTGCAGCCAGGCGACCTGGTGCTCAGCTTCGACGATCGCGGCAAGCTGCATCACGCCAAGATCCTCAAGGTTCACGTCCACGAAGGCGAGCGGGTGAACCGCTATCGCCTCTGGGGCGGTGCCGTCTTGGATGCCACGGCCAACCACTGGGTGCTGAACCAGTTCAACGCCTTCGTGGAGATCGACACGCTCGGCCCCGACGATTGCCTGGTGGATGAGAACGGCCACCTGCGTCCGATCGTGGACCGCGCTGAGTTCTGCGTCGGCACCGTCTACAACCTTACCGTCGAGGGGCATCACACTTTCATCGCCGGTGGGATCCGGGTTCACAACGCCGGCCTCGGCCTCGGCATTGCTGGCGCAGGCGGTGGTGGCGGCGGCAAAGGCGGTGGTGGCGGCGAAACCTACACGCCTACCGAGGCTGGCGA